TGGTTGAGAATGGTAGCCTTGGATATGGCAACGGTCTTACTTTTCCTTGCCGACATAGACTCAAACGGGTCGAGGAAGAGACGAACATCCAGATTCAACCATTGAATCATGGAATCGCTCTCCCGAACCGCGTGAGCTTTGTCAAACTCCAGTTGAAGCTCTCGTACATTCCGTATGACAGCCGCAATTGGTGGCAAGGACAGTAGTAATGATTGGGCATCCAACCCTTCAGGCACCAGGTCGAGGTAATTCGGCAATTCCAACTGAAATTGCTGAACCCTACCGACTTGACGCTTGATGGCTTCTTCCAGCACTCTAGCCTTACACTCGTTCAGGAACACTAATACTCTAAGTATAGCGTCCCAGCCCGAGTTACAGGTTAGGATGTCTCCTAGGAGAATGTTGGCGAGAGTTCTCGTTTTCCATTTCCTAAGAGCGCGCCCGTCCTCACGGACGGGAAGCAGGAAGAATTTCCACGCTTTGTCAGCCAGGCGCTCAGACTGAGCACCACGGCCTAAAAGCAGGAAAAGCTTAGCCAGCAAGCCCCGGGACACCAAAGTATTTGATCGTGGAAGCCAGCGACTCTCTAACTCTCTCAACCAAGTAGCTAGCCCGTAGAAGGAAATATATTTGATGGCTTGTGTCGGAACGACATGAGAACCATCAACCTTCGCGAGGCGAACTGCTTCGAAGAAAGAGCCAAGAGGGGCACCGGTCACCTCCTCACCAACATGTATCCATCTCTTCGCGAATTCGTAAGTGTCGTCTGACACATGCGATTTCATCGAACTAATTTCAACACCCAGCTCGTTCATAATGTTACGGTACTGGGTTGCAACATCGTGATCTCCTATCACAATGTCGTCTCCCAGTAGCACATAGTTACTAAACGTGACCGGTTTCCCAGCACGCTTAGCAGCTAACCGTACCATTACGTGGTGGCAGGTAGAGAATAGAGCCCATGAGCTATACGCGCCCATTGGTTGTCCACAAGCGTAACGGACAGTTACGGACTTGCGGCGCTCCCAACCGACGTGATAGTCACGGTCTATAATCAATCTGCGCCACGCGTCCGCATAATCCTGTGAAATCAAATCCGCTAAGACCGACACCTGTAGCCATACAGGGAATCGATCAGTCGCAGACGAGAGATCATATGAATAATACGGACCCGAGCGAGAGAGCTTGGCTCGGAAGGATCCCTGATTAAAGGTACAGTCCGGCCGCAGGCTCTTCAGGTGACGCATGAGCGCGTCGTGAAGAGGCCGCAGTGCCGACTGTGTCCAATAATCTAAGATCGCAACGATTCGACACTTGGCTTCCTTGTCCTTGACTAGCGACAGACGGCCCTGGCGACCTTTCGGTTCCAGGGGTACATCTGTAAGTTTCCCATTAATCTTCTTTTTAATGAGAATCTTTGCTAACCAAGCAAGGGGGCTGACTTGTTGGATTGTCGCAATCAATCGAACGAGAGCACTGCCTCCCAACACCTCCAAGTCATTGACTTG